TCTCTAAAGATTCTAGCTCTCTAAATGCTTTTTCATTCCTATAAGCTTGCGCTGTTCCTCTAAGCTCCTTAGCTCTTTCTTGAAAGTCTTGAACAGTTTCAGCATAACCCTCATATGACTCAGCTTCTTTTTCTGTAACAGCAGCAGACTCTTCAAAGGTTTCAATAGTAGCGTTTAAATCATCATCGCTAAGATTTCCATTTGGCCTTTCTTCTCTAGGAGGCGCAGATGCAATATCTTCTCGACTAAGCCCTTCAAGATTATCTATGCGACGAAGCATATCCATTTCTTCTTGAATAGCTTTCTGCGTGTTTGCATGAGCGCGAGCCTTAGCCGTTATTGGAGCGCCAAATACACCACCTAGGCCAGCGCCAAATATAGCTGTTGTTGCAATATTTACTGCGCTTTCTTGAGCAGTTTGCAACGGATCAAACGGTTGAATAACTGCACCTTCTAATCCTGCTTGAATAGCAGCAGTACCAGCGCCCACACGCAAAGCTGACTTACCAACGCCAACAGCAGGGCCACCAAACGGAAGCGCTATAAGATTAATAGGATCAATAATACCCGCTACTAACTGAGCGCCTATCGTTGACTCAGAAAGAACTTGTCTACGTGTTGCGCTTTCATCAATAACTCTTTTCATGTCAGCCATATGCTGCTGACTTGTAGCTCTGGCTAATGTTTCTGCATAAACTCCGTAGTTGCCCAAGTCTTTCATTGGATTGTATCCAGATTCTTTTTGAATGCCGTATCTAGCTGTTTGGCCTATAGTTTCAAACAAAGGATCAAGAGTATAACCAATAGAAGCTGACAGAGTTTCTCCGAAAGTAGGTCTGCCGCTAACTATATCTCTTTGGAAATATACTGGAGAATATTCATTAGCCATTAATTAAGCTCCATCATCGGGCCTTGCAGTCCAGCAGTAGGATCAACGTTAAACATTGTACCGCCACCAGTAATAACAGCGCCTCCAAGAGCATCTGTTGGAATGCCGCGAGGAATAGCATACTTAGTTGTTCCGGAAGCAACTGCGTCTTTGCCTTCTCTATTAGTTCTTTTGGACACCATATCTAAAAATATTCTATCTTTATTGCTTAAAATAAGCGGCGCTCTAATGGGTAAATCCTGCGGACCAGTTTCTGTTACTTCAGTATATACTTGCTCATAACCCCCAGCTTCTGGTGTAGTAATCCTAAATACTGCGTACTGAACTTGCCCTCTAGTTGGCACACCTATTGGCTTTAAGAAAATATTTCCTTTTGGAGCGCTCCACGTTGCTATTACTTGAGCAGTATATGCAACCGCGCCCACATCTTTCATAAGACCAAGCTCGGGAGGCTGTGCATTTGGCTGTGCTTTTGTCACTTGATTAACAATGTAATCTTTAAACAGGTCTTCATTTTTAGGGGCAGCATATGAAATCGGCGCAGCAGTTTTTACCGAACCATTAGGGCCAAGAACAATACCCTCTCCACTTGGATATGATGCATTAAGCTGACGTTCTAATCTTTTTTTAAGCTCTGCAGCCCCAAGGCCACCAGCTAAAGATATGCCCATTAAATCTAATGTAGCAGCTTTCATTCCATTATATGCAGAAAGAGGCGCATCTTGAATGCCACTAAGCTGAGAAACATAATCATCTAAATTAGTGCCAAGAAAAGTTTCTACATTTTCTTTGTATCTTGGGTTTCTTTCTAGCTCAGACTTAGCAGCAAATGCCCTAGATAAAAACTCAGGATCAGAACCAATAAGCCTAGAAGCATCTGCTAAATAATCTAATACAGCAACCTGACTTTCATCTAAGCCCTGCATCATAGGAGATCTCATAGTTGTCCCCATGTATTCATACTCTCTGTAACTTGTATATTGAGAGAGTAAAGCTACTGGACTTCCTCCTAAAAAGTTTCCACTAGCAAATGAAGAAAGAGATTCCTGCAAAGAGTAAGGCATAGTATTTAAGCCAGCAATAGCATTTAATAAAACTTGACCACGCTCTGTTTGCTGTGCTTCAGCATTTGACCAAAATGTAGATAGTGGTTCTCCCTGCAAAACATCAGAAAAGTTTTTTGTAAGAAAATCATCAACAAACCTTTGATCAACTACACTTGTTGGGTCTAGCTGCCTTTGTCTAAGTCGCTGTTCGTTTTCATAGTATTGTCTGTCTTTTTTAGCTTGATCAATTCTGCTAGAGTTTATACTTGCGCCACGATTAAAATGCTCTCTAACTGTGCTTTCAGTCTCGGATGTCTTCGCATAATTAGAAGCTTGGTTTAATAACTCCAAGTGCCTAGAGTTTAAGTTACCCGTTGGAGCAGAACCATCTAGGTAAGCCTTTGCATCTATAGCGGATTCTTTAGAAGGATTAGTTTCAAAGAACTCATTAATGCTAGCTTGAGCGCCACGAAGCTGTATTTCTTTTAAGTATTCTTGCCTTAAATTTTCGTCTAGGTCATCCATTAAGGAAAATGTATCTATTAAACTTTGAACCCCAGAGGAAATATTTGAGCCTCTAAGTTTATCTAGGCTATCAATCGACTCATCAAAAGCAGAGGCGCTTAAAGCAGCGTTTGCTTTTTTTTCAGCCTCAACATACTTACCAGCCGCATCTCTATACGAACCAATAAACGGCAAAAACTCATCAAGAACTTTGGGATTAACTTCATTATTAATCTTAATTAAAGCTTCTAATGCTGGCTTTGATGTATCTGGCGCACCAAGAGAAGTTCTAGAAAAAATAGCTTTCTCAAGTTGCTCTGTTTGTTTTTTGGTTAAGCCCTTAACGGCCCTAAGCATCAAGCCCTCAACATGAGCGCTAAGTAAGTCATCACGATTTTTAATTAACTGCTCTGAAAGCGTTTTGTTTCCAGATAATAAAGCATTTCTAGATTCGCTTGTTAGCTTTGTGTAACTTGAAATTGCTTGCACTGCCACAGTATTGGTAGGTACAAAACTATTTCTTCCTTGATTGGTAGCCTTTGACAATGCTGCTGGCATACTTTGCTGCATGTCAAAGATGCTCATAGCACTCTCTGCTTCTAAAGATCTTAATTGTTGATCTTGCACAACTTGAGCCGCTTGTATTGCATCAGACAATAAGCCATCAGAAAATTGCTCTAACTGAGATAAGGCGCTGTAGTTAGATCCAATACCCTTCATTGCATCTGCTATGTAAGAAAACTCTTGAGGAACTGCGCCAGCATTCTGAGTGCCTACAGCATGTTGCAATAGTTTTAGTTTATCTGGGTTAGTAGTTTGAGTAATGGCATATCTTAGTAAGCCTCTGGCTTGAGCCAGTTGACCAGCTTCGCCCATATTTAAAGACGCTTGAGAATCAAACAATCCAGAATCTACACCATCATTTATAGTATTTTGAACCTGAGCAATTACTGCATTTGTTTGAGTTGGACCTTGAAGTACGCTTGGCCCACCTTGAGCAACCATTGACTCAAAGGCTTCATATCCATTCTCAACAGCTTGAGCTTGCGCTTGGGCCGCTGCTGTTCTTTCCCTTTGTATTTGAGCTATAGATAAGCTTGTCTTAGTAGCATTAAGATAAGTTGTGCCTACATCTTGTATGTAAGTTTTAAACTGGCCTTCTGCCTCATTAGACATTGCTGCCATGTAATCAGACATTGCTGACTCATATAAAGCAACACCATTAGGATTTCCCTCATACTTAGCCGCTAGCTCTCTAGCTTTATTCTGCATTTCATCGTCATAAGACTGCTGAAACCTACGCATAATAACGCGCTGATATGCTTCTGTAGCTATTTGCCCAAAGCCTTGAGGTGGGGCAAATGCTTGAGGCTTGCCAGTATTTGGATCAATCGCTGTAACTTGCTCTCTTATAATAGAAGCCGCTGCTTCTTCACCAACTTTCTCAGCTTGGAATGCAGCTTGTTTAAAAAACTCTCCCGCAAGCTGATTTGCGCTATTAGAAATAGCTTTACCTACAATTTGACCGCCCTCAGAAGCGCGAGCAACACCAACTGGCCCAATTTTAAACTGACGTTTTTCTCTAATTACAGCCATATTTATTCCTATCCGTGTGGCCCTGTAAGTGGAGGCCCAGAGCTTGATGCTGATCCAGCAGTATTACCGAAATTTGATATACCATTTGCTAACGTAGTAAAGGCACCGATAGTTGCAGCTTGGCGCTTTGCCCTGCCCTCTACTCTAGCAGCAGTAGCTTGTTGCTGAAGCCTTGCTGCTTCTGCTGCGCCCATAAAGTCAGATCTACGAGTATCGTCAGAAGCAATTTCTTTTTGTTTTTCAAGAAATGCTTGCACAGATCTGTCTGATATATCTCTGCCAGCAGCAGAAAACGCAGCCATATTTGCTGATAAGTTTGATCTATATTGCTCTAATCTGTCATTGTGTCTTTGCCTAGCTTCAGTCTGACTTCTAACTTTATCTGTTTCGATATTAAAAGCATTTAACTCAGCCGATCTTTGCGCTGCTTGACCAGCAGCCATTTGACCAGCAGCACCAACAACACTGCCTATAAGTCCAAGCATTTGAAACATTAGACTATTAACTCCGCTACTATGCCATTTACCTGCATTGGTAATGGACTGTCTTGCTCAATAGTTACTTGAGGATTCCTATTGTAACCAAGCAATCTAACTTCTTTCTTGCCAGTAAAGCTTGAGCTTATAGCTGGCCTACTGTTTACCTTCATAGATTCAGTATTCTTAACATCAATAACAACATTAGTAATTCCCCTGACTTCGCCTGTGGCTGGGCCATTACCCATAGAAGCATCTACAGGATTGCTAATTACTTTGGCTGTGTACTTCTTGCCAACATAAACAATACTATTTGTATCAGGACTAGAAGAACTTAATGCACTTGTGTCTATTGTAGGCCCAGCAATTACTGTGGCTATGCTATACTTTACAGCAGAACCTTCTGTAAAAATTACATCGACTGTATCTGAAACAGAAAATGATCTAAGGTCTACATATCTTCCTGAAGATAAAGTTCCACCTACATCTATGCTTAAGGCAACAGATGATCCAGAAGCACTTCCTAAAGTGTAATAAATTTCAATAAAGTTATTTGAAGAATCTACGTCAGTAATAGTTTGAATTGTGTTGTTTAGGCTAGTTAGAGTAACACCCGCCGAGGTAAAAATATTATTATCTGAAAGACCAGTTATATAAATTGACTGACCAACCTTAAGGGTAGATGGAGCGGAATAAAACCTTAGCTTTACTGTGGTAGATCCAGACGTCCAAACTCCTTGAGTGTTAAAGCCAGTAAATGTAGCTGGATTATAAGTAACGCTAGACCAATTATCTAAACCAATGTCTGCGCTAAACTCACACAAATGAAGCTTGTTGCTATAATAAACATTAGCAAACAAACGATTGTGTATAGCGCATACAGATGAAAATGTTCCATCTGTTGTAACTCTAGTCCAAGATGCTTTCTTTTCAGCCCTGTTGGAGCTAAACAAAGTTATCTCACCATTTGTCAAAGTAAAAGCTGCATATGAATCTGGAAGATCAAAGCCGCTATGAACTACCGCTAAATACTTTGGCGTATCTATTAGATGAGAAGCAATAGTAGATATTGAGGTTGCAGTATATGCCTCCTCTGTATCTGTGTAGAGATATTCCCTGACAGTATTGCCACCCATTTCAGTAAAAATAGTTGCACCATCAATAGAAGTTGGTTGAACAAACTCACACCCATATGGTGTTTGCTTTCTGATCTGAGCATTTGTAGGCGTAATGGCTTGGTTTAAGTAAGTCGGTATGTACAATTCACCGGTCGCAGTAAAAATCTGCAAGTCACGGTTAGAGACCATATATCTAATTTGGTTTACATCACCAGTAGCCGCAACAAGCTGAATGGAGTCAGAGTCAGCAGCATCACCTACATCAAAGTTAAAAAAGTTGCCAACCTTGCTCATCCAAATATTATCTGGCTCTGCTATGCTGCCACCAAAACAAAGTCTATTTTCATGAAAGGTAACCGCAGCAGGATAACCCCTTACAGAAGACCAAGACTGCTCATCCCAATCCTCAGTGGGCGCGTGAGTAACGATCTTAACATTGCCGCCCCCATCTTCTGAGTCATTAGAATTAGAGCCAGCAGTTATTGTATATGTATTCTCATCGATAATACCGGCTACGGTTCTAGCTCCATTTATTTGGCTGGCATTAATGCCGCCAACAGCAGAAGCCTCCTCAACTGTAATACTTTCACTGCCAGAAAACCCATGATTTAAATGAGTTACTTCTATAATTGCTGTTCCATCGATTGTTCTAAGAGGATTTAAAACAGAAAGTCTAATCTTTAATTCATCAACAACAGTGCCAGTTACAACAGTAGAAGAAGTGTAACCAGTTATTTCAACCTCAGAGCCGCCATATCTAATCGTAGTTCCTACATGCCCTGCTACCCAGTATGCAGAACTTGTAGTAAGAGTAACGCCTGATCCTGTTGTTGCAGAGGGATCTAAGGTTACTCCACTTGCTTGAAACTTAGAATAAGGTTGATAGGTAACCTTGTTATCTGCTCTTTTATCAAAGCTATAAACGCTAATTTCAAATGCATCTAATGCAGTTCTTGTTAGCATTCGTGGGGCAAACAAGGGATGGCAAATAAACATTACATCGCCGTACTGAGCAAAAGTATATTCTTGCAAATAAACCTTATCGAATGGCAAAGCATTACTGCTAGTATCTTGAGTAATAGTTTGTACCAAGTGCAAGTCGCCAGCAGTGGTATAAGTTCCAGCGTTATCTAAAAAGAAGCAGCGAACCTTTTGGTGTTCAACAGAAATTACATAAGCTTCGTTATCATCAAACTCAAACTTAAATAGATGAGACTGTTCTTTATAAGAAGCGTCATAAGTTATGCTGTAATTATAATGATGCTTTAAGCCATGGCGTTTTTTAAGTGCGCCTTCAGAGGTAACAACCATATTCTCTACGCGCTGTGCAGAAGCAGTGTACACAGGTGTATCAGTTCTCATTATTAAGGAATCGCTTATTTCGCCAAACTGAAAGCTATTCTGTGGTACTCTAACCTTCTGCATTAGCTACGCCTTTGACTTATAAACCTCGAAGTGTTTAGCTTTTTAGTTGTTTGCTGCTGTGAATCAAGCCTACGCGCTCTCATTAAAAACTGCTCGCCCTTTTGCTCCATTAAAGAAGCTAGCTGAGCATCACGCGCAACAGATATAGAAAGTACAGCAGCTACTTGAAACTCTACAGCCATTGTAAAGTAAGGAGGCCAGTAAGCCTCATCTGCCCTAAAGATATAATCTGCTACAAGAACCTCAGTCTCGTTAGCATCGCAATAAGCTTTATCCCCATAAGTATCATAGATAATAGGTTCATCGTTTATTGTTATAGCGCTAAGCATAATAAGATCAGACGGAAGCTGGTAAGCTGCATCGTATCGACCAGTTGGTGCCGCAACAAGTCTACTAATTTGCTGTTGATTGGTTGCAAACCGCCACCTTGAATTAGTTAGCGCAGCGCGAGCAATGTCTTCATATATTGCATCTACCACATCTGACTCTACCGTTCCCTCTGTAAAGGATTGAATGGCTGAGCCGCCCATAAGAATAGACGCGCGAGAACATACTTTAATTGCTGTGTTTGCTGGCATGGTAAGTCGGGGGCCGAAGCCCCCTCCCTTTGTTAGTCAGAGTCAGTTGCTGTAATCGCAACACCGTTTACAATGTCTACAACAGAGCCATTGTTAGCGTTGCAATAAGCATGTGAAACAACTGGTGTACCGCCCGTAGATGTTACAACAATCATGTAATCATTTAAGGCAATCATACCAGCGGCATCATTGAAGTATCCAGCAGTGTTTACTGTAGCAATGGTATCCGCTGTGCTGTAGTGCCACAATGAAAACCCAGATGCACCAGCTACACGACTAAGACTTTGTGCGCTATAAGCCATTAAGTAACTCCTTAGTTGTTATCTAAAACTTCAAACACACCGTCATCATCAATAACCACAGAACCCATAGACATCATTGATGTCGCAAGGTGTGCTACTTTTTGCGGTACATAGTTGACCTCGGTTTGAACGTCAGAGTTAATGCCAATACCTACAGCACGAGCGTGGTAAGCAAAGTTCTTCCCGCCAGCTACCGCTGAAGTTGAGAAGATTTTGAATCCCAAGAACTCTTTCATTGTCATACCGCCAGCAAAAGGAAGCTGCTGTGGGCCAACATAGTCTGATGAAGCAAACTCATTGATGTTAAACAAGTCAGCAAATCCAGCAGGAGACATAGCTAAGTAGCGCTGCCCATCTTCCGGAACATCTTCTGCACCAAATGTTTGAAACAAAGTCAGAAGATCTGCTTTTTCAATCGCTGAAGATGTATCGTGGATTTGAGTTGAATTAGCACCAGCATCCATAGCTGTTACAATCAAAGCATCAGTTTGGCGACCTAAGGCAGCAGCAGCAGATTGCGCTACAGCTTGACGCTCATTGATGTTGATCTTTAATTCATCCAGCTTGTCGATATACTCAGCTGCATAGTAGTCAGCCATAGTCGCTTCGACATTGGTGTGCGCTAGTTCCATTGTGGAAACATCGCCATTGCGAGATTTTGTTGATGCAGTACCTTTTCCAATTACTTGGAAACGTGCAGTTGAACCAGTCACATTGGTTGAGCGTACTGTATTGCGGAGTTTAGAACCCATACGCTGATATGCCATGTGAACTTCTGATTCAAACTGTTTGATAAAGGCTTGGTCAATTGTATTAGCCATTTTACAGTCCTATCTTGAAGTTACAGTTGCCAACGGGTATCCACTCTTTCACTTCAACAAGGGTATCCTCTCGGGCCTTTCAGTGCGTTATGGGCCGTAATCCCCCATCGTAAACACTTTTTTTATTTGGATTGCAACGCACAAAATCAACGTACTTGTGTGGAGGTGATATACTTACACCTACTGGTTCAAAGCCCAACCACACTGCCCAATCTACCATAAGCTCATAATCAGCGAGTATAGTCATAGTCATTTGAGGCTGCGTCTGCTCTAAATAATTAACTAACATTTGTGAGCCACGAGCTATAGATGTGAAGTTTTCTTTAATTTTATGAGAGAACATAAAAAACATTTGCGGATAATCTTGGTCTTCATTGTACCAAAGGCCACCAACCGCAGTAAATACCTCGCCCTCTTTGCGAACTAGGTAACACTCAGAGCATTCGTACATTTCTGTAATAGCTTGCTTAATATCCAGATGCCCAAGGATTTTAAGCTCTCTTATATTCTCATGACTTAGATTGGCAGCAACCTCGTCAATGTGATTAAGCGTAAAAGGGGTTAAGTAAAACTTACCCCTCTTGAGAATCTTAACCTCCATAAAGACGCTTAAAGCCTTCTTCTACTTGCTTAACGTAAGCGGTGTCATTCTTATCCCAGTACCTAGGATCTTGCATCATTTGATCTAACTCGGCTTGAGTTGTTTGACCTGTTGGCTGAGTGCCATCAGAAAACGAACCATCCTTAGTTGCCTCCATGATTGCCTCGAGAGCAAGGATTCCTTCATGGCTTTCGCACATGCGTTCAATAGCTGGCAAAGATTGCTCAGGAAAAAACTTGTTTGCAAACATAGACGCTGCTTGAATGCGGTCATTTGCATTGTCGCCAAGTTTTGAAGCTTCAGCCTCAAGGTCAGGTTGGCCTCCATTAACGGCTTGGGCATACATCTCAATGCCCTTCTGAAACTCTTCTTGTCCATAGCCATTTTCAAATGAATGCTCAGACCACCACTGTAATAGATCATTGTCTACAGCAAGATCATCATCAACAATATCAGGAAGCTGATAATCGCCAGCAGAATCAGGCCGATCCCCAAATGCTTCAGTCTGTATTTCTTCAAGAAGCTTATTGCGTATATCTTCTTCTTTGTTACCTAGCTTTGATTCAAGTTCTTTGTAGGCTTTGGCTAAGTCTTCACCGCTGCTGTACTTTTCAGGCAGCCAATCAGGACGTTCTGGCTGACTATCTTCCGCTACAACAAAGTCACGCTGCTCTTCTGTTGCTGGCGCTTCATTGCTTTCCATCAAGCTCTCGCTCATTTGTTCTTACTCCTATGAGAATGTGCAATACGCTGCTCAATCAAGCCAACAATATAGCGCTGACCCTCGATATGTCGCAACTCTTCCGTAGTCACATTAGGGCCATTAACCATTTCTATAGTAATGGAACGCAAATAACGAAGAACTTCCTTGCCTGTAGGAGTATTAAATATCTCAGCAATGTTCTGACTTACTTGAACATCCTTGTCAGAACTTCTCTGGATTCCATCTAATCCAATATTAACCTTGTTCGGCAACCATCTGTCCTTGCTGTTGTTGCGCCATTTGCTGCGCTAATGCAGCTATTTGTCTACGCTGTTCTTCATCACGAATCAAGCTCTCTGGCACACCAAATTTTTTCGCAAGGTGAATTGCTGTTTGTTCACCGTCAATTAGAAGCTGCAACATCTCTGGGCCAAAGGCTCCACCAACCAATTCAAGAAACCTAGCAACGCTAGAAATATCCTGATTTGATTGAGCTTGTGCAAGCGGAGACACAGAACGGACTTTAACTTCCCGCCCATTTACTGTAGGAACTTCTATGCGGCCCTGCTTCTTTAGGATGTATATTACACGCTGAAGTACGGGCTGCACGAGTTCTGCTTGCAATCGACCAAATGCAGACCCCATCCTTCTAGCCAAGTCGCCCATACGTTCCGCTACTTCAGTTGCAGTTGCAGGAGTTTTATCAGGATTCCCAAGCATATCATTGTATAGCGCACGTTTAATATTCAAGCGCATATCGCTAAGAACAAGCTGAGCTACATCAAAACGACCAGCAGCTTGTATTGGCTGAAGGCCAGCAGACCCCATAGCTTTCGGTATAATTGAACCGGGCACTAAATTAATCGTGTCAGGGTTGATTACACCATCATCTTCCATTTGATAAATGCCAGAGATAGACATCTGGGCATTCTCAAGAATAAGCTCAATAGTAAGATTTGTAGTTTTAATAGCAGATAGCGCATTAAGCAGTGGGCCACGTCCATAGATTTCACCAGCGCATTTACCCCAGCGAAAACAAACAAACGGATTAGAGCCAAGCCCAGTCATTTCTTTTGCATGCAGCATAGTTTTAGTGGTCATGCAGATTGCATAGTGAAAGTAAGCTTCTTCGTTTTTCTTTTTGTAGTCGCGGCAAACAACCTCAAGAACTGTCGTTTCACGCTCAGATCCCATTAAAGATGTAACCTTTTGATCAAAGGTTCCCTTGGGGTACATAATTGGAAGATGGTCAAACTTAACTTTCTTTCGCTCACGGTAGACGTGATCGATCTTATCATCGGGACCAGTGTCAAGTACCACATGAGGGAGCGGTATAGCTGAGAAGTTTACAGGATTGATTGCATCCCCCTCTTCTACGCACAAGACACCAGTACCCACAGCCAAATCCATGAAAGATTCATGAACCTCTTGGCTGAAATTAGAGTTCTGAAGAACCTCGAATACATACTCAGTTACTTCATCAAGCTCGTTATCTATAGCTTCACGCTGATCTGGCGGCACTTCGCTGCCAGCCATAAGATCAGCCCAGCGCGCAAAGTTAGGAACCAAGCCAGACTGTAAGCGGCTAGCAAACTCTTGCACGCCAACCACCGCAGTCTCATCAAAGATCTTATCATCTCTGCGCTGCCCAGCTTCTTCATAATAAAATGACTCACGTTGAGGCAAAGCATACTCATAGCATTCCTCGAATAACGGAACCCAGTTTTCACGAAAGGCTTTTGCCTTCTGATAACTTTGAATATATTGCTTTGCTATATCAGCCATTAGCCAAACCTACCCAAGAATCCACCGCCAGAAGCCCTAAATAAAG